ATGCTCCCCTCGCTTTCAGCATTGCGTCTGCCATGCGGTATGCGCCCTTTGCGACTTTGTCAAACCACTCTTGGTCAGATTGAGAGCTAACTTGATCTGCAAAGTTATGCATAGCCTTAGCCGCAAAGTAATCACGCAAGGTCATGCCAGTGTTGTAAATGGTTGACGGGTGACTAAAATGTTCTATGTTTATCTTTGTTGGAAATGCTGGTTGATTCATACTTCCTCCTGTAGTGATATTGGAATGTAGAAGCAAGCTTTACTCTTGCTGTCTTGTACATTGACCACGCCATTGCCGCGAGTCTGCTCAGGGTGATCGAGCCACCGCTTGCAGTTCTCGCACTTGCCGTTGTAAACCACTGGTTTACACCTTGTGTATTCATGCGACAGTGGTGTCATGGTGTACCTTATTTGTTTAGTTCGGCCAACATTTCGTCCGTCAGCTCTCTTACTCGCAGCAACGCGGATTCCATGTCTGCCTTATGTTTAAACTCACGTGTAATGGCCAGCTTGATGTTGGCCAAAGTGGAGTACATCTCTGGTCCCTTTATGGCAAACATCAGTTGATTCTCATCATCTGGATATTCAAATTCCAGAACGACTTTATTTTTCATGGTGTGTAAACACTCATCGCTATAACAATCACAGCTACAGCCAGACCGCAGATGCAAGCCCAGACAAAGTTCTCGTCATATTGTGGATCACCCAACAGCGCAGATTGCACCCACAACTCCTCAGGTGTAGGCACAGGAGGCGGTGGTGTATACATGCATCCAATGGATACTTTGCCAGTGTTATATGGTGTGTTTTTCATAAGTCTCTTTCTTGCGTTCACGTCTAAGCCAAAAGCCCCGCTTGTTCTTAACCATCTTCTTGGCTAACATTTCTGTCGGGGTTGCACAGCGTCTATCCTTGCCGTGTTCGCCAATGCGGTGCATGTCAAACGACTCGTTGCTAGAGAAGTATTCATCACATCCACTGCATTGGTTTCTTGTTCCGCTAAGTTTCACTTGGAACCTCCAATCTGCGTTCGACTGCAAGCTCTTCAATGATCAGTTCAGCAAATGATTTGCCGGACGGGAACCTCATCTTGGCCGCATTGTTTTGATTGACCACGGCTATGGCCTTCTCAATCCCTGCGTTAAAGCCTGAGGTGTATGGATCTCCGACCGACAGGCGACTGTCAATCGCCTCACGAATCATTTGAGCCATCGTGATCTTCTTAAGCTTGGCAAACTTCTTCATGCGCAGATGCTCATCCTCTGAGACATAGGTCATGAACGGTTTAAACTTCTTAAAATGGGTCATCGATTACTTTCATTTTTTCGTATTCATCAAGCAAAAGATCAAACTTTGCCTTGGCCTCAGGATTCCCATGTAGCTCCGTGCGAGATGCAATTCCACAGCGTTTACACAACATGTGTGCAGCGTCTGTTTCGTTGTCGCACATTAGGAACTCTTGGAAGTCAGGGTCGCGGCAAAGAATGCCAGCCTTGGCTACTCGGTTGTCGTATGGCGTGGGGGACTCGTCATCTTGGATGCGAACCACCGCACAGGCATATCTAGCCCCAACAAAGTCTCGGAGGATCTCCTCCGGTACTTCGTCAGGGTGCAGAGCAAGCGTCAAGATAAAACCTGTCCGGTCTTGCTTAAGCGCTACCTTACGGGCTTCAAACTGGAGTGCCATGCTTTGCCTTTAATTGGCTCTCAAGATAAGACACCACGTTGCGCAAGTAGGTAATCTCTTCACGCATTTGCTTCATGGTTTCATCGTCTTGATTCAAAATCACGTCACGCAGAATCATCTGCCCCACTGAAGCACGGGCTTTAGCCACCTGTTCACTAACCTCATCAAGGCTTGGTGCGGTTGGCGCAGGGAACAATGGCGCAGAGGTTTTGGCTTGCCATTTAGCTTCTACCGCCTTGCCAATAGGAGGCCATTTCTTTCGAATGACTTCACCAACTTCACAAAGATGAGGGAACAGATTTTTAGCTTGAGGGCTACCGGTAAAACCATATTGGTAATGAACAGAATTCACCTTCTTTAAAGGCATGTTTAGTTCTTTAGCAATTGTTTTACACGAAACGCGAGGATTTTTTTCAAGAAAATCCAAGATGGCAGTGGTTGAGGCTTTCAGCGCTCTTGCGTTTGTTTTTCTTAACATGGCTACTCCTCAGAATGGGACGTCTTTATCGTCCTCAGGGAACGACTGCGCTTGGTTCTCATGGCGAGTACCGCCTTGCTCTTCGGGCACAAAGCGGCTCACTTTCAATGCCAAGTAAGTTTTGCCAGTGGTTTGGCTGACGTTCTTCCATCCGGACAGCTTGATGATGGTCAGGCCGTTCTCAACCTTGATGGCTGTCATGTCTTTCAAGTTAATGGCAATCGTGCCGGAGTAATCCGGAGACTGTGGACCCTTTTTAACTGGCTCGGCAAACAGATTCCCTGAATCAGGCCTTACTTCAAAAGGCTTGCCATAACTTTTCTTAGGTGCGTAACTACTCATTTCTTTTCCTCGGTTAGTTGTTGCTTCAATGTCTTGAAGCGGGTTAAAACCTCTTCGTACAAAGAGGGGTGCGTGACCTTCAGCGAATCAAGCTGAAGCTCGTTGCTCTTCCAGTAGCTGTTTAAACCTGCTACGGTGGTGCAGTGGGAAGTCCACTCAATCATTCCTTCGGTAAACAACTTGCGGCTCTCGTCCGAGTTGTCCCATTCAGTGGGTTGCGCCTTCTTGGGTGCGGTCTTGGTCAAGATCTTCTCGTACTTTGGCCCATCTTCCTTTTTAGTCAGTTCGCCCATGGTGGTAGGGGCATCGTCTGACTGCGGCAAATCATCACCGCTATAGATGTACAGGCCAAGGCCGTGGAGGGCTAAAGCTTTGGTCATGCAACGCATGATGGCCGTGTTGACTTGGAAAGCGTCAGGGCTTTGGATAGGTTGGTTACGGTGGTTCATCACAGGCAACATGCATGTACGGCCTTGGCCAAACATGGTGACGGTGACCCATACCATGCCTGTGCCGTTCACATCCATGTAAGGTTTGTCAGCGAACGTGTGGACAATGAATGACGCAGTGGCGTCAGCCTTGAGAGCCTCAGCCCATGCCCACGCCCACGACAGGTACGTCAGGCCGTTCTTCTTCTCGGTGTGCTCATTGACGTTGAGCTTCAATAAATCATGCGGGGACATTGATCTCTCCTTGGTATTGTTTACACCACTTGCTGACTCCACAGAAGTCTCCTGTGCATCGCTTGGGTTCGCCTTTGCGGGTTTCGACATAGCCTTTTTCCTTTTCTGCCAACTCGGTGGCTTCCTCAATGGTTTTAAATAAACGGATCGCAGACTTGCGTCCTTCTTTTTTGACGGCAAAGACTGTTTCAGTCATCCATCTCTCCTCATCAGTGCAAGCCTGTAGCTCCTCACCGAATTCATGGTGCACCTTGGCATTGCGGTGCATCTCTAAGCGCTTACGCACATAGGCCTCTGTGGTTACAGAGTCCCACATGGGAATGTCAATCATCACTGCCTCAGCTTCGGGGTAGCCCTCTGAGGTGTCGTAGGCTGAGTAGTCTTTGATGATCGCGCAGATCTTTAGGCCTTTGACTGGCACACGTTTAACAGACTCCACAAGCCACTTGTAGATGTTCAACTGCGTTGTCCAGTCATCCTTGCCTTGCTTGACCGACCACGCCTTGACGAACTTGTAGTCAATGATCACGACCCCGCCTTCGACATGTTGTTGTAGGTCAATCGCACCGCTGATCACGACACCATCGACCTCAGTAAAGATGCGCTCCTCGTTGGTGTAGCCCTCAACTTCCTTGGCTTCTAGCTTGCCGTGCATGAATGTGCCTAGCTGAGAGGCAATCATTTTGGTGACGTCAATCTCCATGTCTGCGTCATACTGTTCGCGTAACCTTCTAATCTTTGGTGGCGACATTAGCTCAGTCACGCTATACTGTGAAGCACCCTTGCTGTAGTAGTTGCGTGAGAGCAAAGCCACTAACGGTGCGGGTAGATTCTGATTGTTAGTTATCTTCATATTCTCTCCGAGGTTGTTATGAATCCGAAACTCAATAATAGTGATGTTACTACAGAATTGCAAGTGCTATCACAAATTATTTTTGGTGAGCCAGCTTCCAAAGCAAACTCTAGGAGAGTTGTTCGCTTCGGTGGTATGTCTAGGCTGATTAAGTCTGCTAAAGCATTAAGTTACTCTGATGCATTTAAGCAACAGTGCAAGCCATTGGCTACTCTAATGACGGGGGATCTGCGAGTTACTCTGCATATTTTTTATGCGTCGAGGCGACCCGACTTGGACGAGAGCCTGATCCTAGACCTGATGCAGGGTCTTATATATGAGAACGACAGGCAGGTGAAAGAGCGTCATTGCTACTGGGGGCTAGACCCTGATAACCCTAG